AAGCTTTGGATGCCTTGCTCCATTCCAAGCTCCAAAAACAAAGCTTCCCTTCTGCTACGGAGTTGCCCCCAAGTTCGGAACCCGTAGCAGCCCCATCCCCAGAAGCTGACGAAGCTGAGTAGGAGTTTGTGACAAATCGTTTAGCTGTGTCTAAGGAGCTTAGTCGTGAGGAGAAGCTGGAGCTTGTCGAAGCTCTTGAGGCCCGCGCCCTTCGCGAAAAGCGAAAGCGATCCGGTTATGTCCCCAACTCCCTACAGGCCGCTGTCCATTCATCCCCCAAGCGGATCCGCTTTGTGGCGTCGGCCAATGGTGTTGGCAAAACAGCCCTTGACGTTTGGGAAGCCTACTGGACATCCCAGGGCACCCACCCCCACCGCCCCAACCTCACCGTGCCCAATCGTGGCGTGATCATACTCGACAGCCCGGACAAAGTTCAGCGGTGGCTATAAGAATTCAATAAGTGGTTCGATACATCTGACTGGCTGCTGAAAAAGAATGGTAAGCCATACGAAAACGAGATCATTTTACCCAACGGCTCTGAGTTCAAGTTTATGTTCCATTTACAGGAGCCGATGGCCTTTGAAAGCTTTGAGGGCGATTATGCCATTTTTGACGAGCCGCCACCTAGACATGTGTATGTAGGCATACAAAGGAGCCTTCGCCGTGTCTCTGGAGCCTGGACCCTCATTACAGGTACTCCCCTTACGGAGCCCTGGCTTAAAGAAAAGCTATGGGATGCCTGGGCTAAAGGCCTCAGGGACGATGTGGAGTGCTTTAAAGCAGGGATCTACGTAAACGCACAGAATCTGGGTAAGGACTACATTGAGAACTTTTCCAAGGATCTGACCGAACATGAGAAGAAAGTGCGCCTGGAGGGGCAATTTGCTCACTTGGAGGGCCTTGCATTGGCCGATCTGTTCAAAACAGATGTACATGTGGTGGAGCCCTTCCCGTGGGTGCGTCATTGGCCTGTTGTTTTGGCTGTAGACCCGCATCCTTCTAAGCCACACCACGCCATTTTACTGGGTATTGACAAGTGGGAACAGCTTTTTGTTATAAAAGAGATGAATTCCCGCGCCGCTCCAGCGGATTTTGCCTTAGAACTCAAGGAGTTCGTTAAAGGTTTTGATGTACAGGAGCAGATTTGTGACTCGATTGGCGCTACCCCGCGCTCCGGGGGGTGGGATAACTACTCGTTTATTGATACTGTTAATATTAAAGGAGGAATGGCCCTAAGATCCACCACATTTGACGAGAAGAAAGAGGATGTGTGGGTACAGAACTTCCGAGATCTATTAACTTGTCGGAAGAATAACTTTCAACAAGAAAAACCAGGAATTTTCTTCTTCTCTACGTGTGTTGGTACCATTAATGATACGGAATCAGTAATGTGGCAGCGCAATAGGCTTTCGGAAAATATCAAAGGCAAATTAGATATAACTAATAGGGACTACTTGGCATGTCTCAAATACGCCTTAGCTAGTCCTCCATGCTATAGTCGAATAGCGACGATTTATAGACGCCCCGCTGCAACCAGCTATGGGATGCGAAAACGATAGGTATATAAATGTCCTCTACCATACAAGATTCAAAACCCGTTAAAAAGCGGAAAAAACTAGCAGATACTAATGAAGTACCTCTGCTAGACAAGTACCAGATTGCGCTCGCCAAAAAGCTCAACGACGATAGTATTGGAGAGAAGATCGCAGAGATTTGGTCTGTTGGGAATTCAAACAGGACAGAATGGCTAAACCGCCAGCGAGATTTTCTCTCGGAGTGGGATGAATTCATTGATAATTCGGACGTTAGAACTGGCCCATGGGAAGAGGCTTCAAATATACACTTGCCTATCACTTTGATAGCAGTGAAAGCCCTACATGCTCGAATGTATGCCGCCCTTATGGCTGTTCAACCTCCGTTTAATTCAAAGCCTATGGACGAAGCCGCCACCGTAGCTCAGCCGCTAGTAGATGGTGTGATGTCCTATGCACTTAGAGAATGGATCAATAATTTCAAAGGTGTAGAGGAAATTGTTGATGAGTGGCTGTGGGATTGGGTTAGCACAGGAACAGGACTATTAAAGCTTCGTTGGGACCGAAAGTTTGCGCGATTTGTTGATGTGATGGAAACACAGATTACCGAACCTAAAATGGTTGAAGTAATTCAGGAAGATGGCAGCAAAGCCAAAGTGCGTCAGGATGCTGTTAGGAAGGTGCAAAGAGATGAGGCGGTTACTAAGTTGGTGTTCGAAGGCCCAGCTTTCGATCGTATATTGCCGGAAGATCTACTGATTATCGGAGGTAATGGAGATATACACGAGGCAGACGTTATTCAACACCGATTTTATATGACCCGATCGGAACTCTACTCCGCCGCCGATCAGGCGATGTTTGATCCTAAAGTTGTTGAAGAAATTTTACAAGGTGGCCATGACAGTGAAACAGGTGATGTTGCTGATGATTTAAAGCAAAATCGTCAAACGAATTCTGGAGTAATATCGCTAGATACCCCAGCCGATCACGACAGATTCCAAATGATTGAATCCTATATGAAATTGGATGTCAACGACGATGGCCTGGACGAAGATGTTATTGTGTGGGTACATCTCAGAAGTAAAAAAGTAACCAGAGCAACATATCTGCATCGGGTACACAAGTCAGGCATAAAACCCTTTGTAAAGATTGACTTTATGAAGCGTCAAGGTCAGACATATGGAATGGGCGTGCCTGAGATTATGTATCCCATTGCCCGTGAACTTGATGCAATGCATAATATTAAAGTAGATTTTGGAATTTTATCCACAATGCCTTTTGGTTTTTATCGCCCTGCCAGCGGTGTAAACCCACAAAAAATTGAAATTGAACCAGGAAAGTTAATTCCGCTTAATGATCCTCAAAATGATGTGTTTTTTCCACAAATTGGAAATCGCACTATGTTTGCTGCGGAAGAAGAGGGCACCCTTTTAGGGTTTATTGAGCGCTTAATATCTATCAGCGACATCAATTTAGGCGTTATTGGAAGACAAGGCGCAGCTAGAACAGCTACGGGCGTTGCTACACTTGTTAGTGAGAATAATGCCAATTTAGATATATTTATCAAGAGGATGCAGCGAGGCTGGAAACAAGCACTTCGGGCCCTGTTTCAGATGTTACAGCAACGTATGCCGCCCGAGATGTGGATTCGAATCAGTGGCGAAGATGGTCAACTCTATCCATTTAGAATCACTAGAGAAGATATTCAATTTAAGTATGATTTTGATATTGATGCTAATAGTGCCAGCTCGAATAAGGCAGTTAACCGCGAAGTAGCACAACAGATTTTAAATGTTTGCTCTAATCCGTTATTCATTCAATTGGGTATTGTTAGTCCAGAGAACACGTATCAGGCTATGAAAAATTGGTTTTCTTCTTTGGACATCAAGGACTTTGCTAGATATATCACCAAACCTACCGATCAGGAGGCCTTTTTAACCCCGGAACAAGAGGCGACTCGACTTGCTAGAGGCATTCCGGTACCAATCCACCCAGCTATGAACCACCAAGGATTCATTAACTATGTTAGGATGGTATTTGAGAATGACGAGATGCTTGGGATGCTTAAAGAAGATCAGGCACTTAAGTTAGCTGATCAGGCCACAAAACATCAAGAAATGATGGATGCTATGTCTCAACAGGAGGCGCAGCAGAACAATCTAAGGCAGCAGCAGATTAATGCCGCCCAGGCTGGTCCTGGCCAAGCTTCAGTTGGGGTATCTAGCCCAGTTTCCGGTGCAGGAAATGGCTAATAAAGAAGACCTTGAAGATGCGCTGCACAGTATTGTAGGTGTAGATTTTTGCCTGGAAGCTATAGAATCGCTTTCTCGTCCAGTTTTAGATAGTTTGGCTCGTGATATACTCAACTCCAACATATCTAAGAAGGAAAGTCAAGAAAAATTAATTCTTGATAAGGCAAGATACGAGGGAGCTAGACAGGCTTTAGATAGTATATTGACTTCGTTAGAGAAAGTGAAAAGAAATGGGTAATGGTAATAAATTAAGGGATTTGGCCAAGAGCATTAGAAAAAGTACTGGCGGGGAACCCATAGACGATGCAGAACGCGAAGCTATGGAACGAGAAATGGAACGCATACGAAAGGAACAGGAAGATGCCAAACGAAGAGAACAAGAACGACTCCGCAAGCGCGGGGGCTACTAAATCTCCCGATCCAGAACTAGCTAAGATTGCAAAGCAGCAAGATAGTATTGTTAATACCATGTCAAAACTTGAGCAACGTCTAGCTAACCTTGTAGCTCCCCCACCGCAAGCTAAGGTTGAAGAAGAAAATCTAGAGGATCTTGTTATTACTAATCCCAGCAAATTTGTTGCGAAAGTAAAAGAACAGGTAAAAACCGAATGGCAGGCAGATAAGGCTCATACCGACCAGGCAGCATTTCAGTTTAATACGGCCTTCGCAGACTTGTCAGAAAAATTCCCTGAACTACTTAAGCCGTCTTCTAAGCTATACAATAGAGCAAAAGAATTGATGGGAGAGTACGCACAAGGGAGAGCTAATGATGCCGGAGCTTTAGAACGTGCAGTGTTTCGTGCATCGACTGAGCTTAAAATTGTTGCTTCTGATATGAGGCAAAAAGATGAGGAAGTAGAAGATATGGATGATGATTCCTTCTCTGGATCTGGGTCTGGATCAGGTGCGAGCGCGAATAGCCGCAAACAGCGACGTGATTCTAGTGATCTTGATCCAAAAACAATCGAATTCGCCAGATATTTGGGAATGCCTGCTGAAATATCGAGAACGTCTTAAAAAGATTCAAAACGAACGTAAAGGCAACTGGAGTAAGTACAAATGAGCGCAACGACACGAGTACCTGCACCGAAAAAATCTGCAATGATTAACGAAGGCGACTTCTTTGGTACACGCCTTTCTATCCCAGCAGAGCTACAAAAAGAACTCGAGGCTAAGGGATTAGTGGGGCGCTTTGTTTCTACGAAAACACTTAGCGATAACGCTGGTCGCCATCCTAAAGGCTGGATGCCATATTCTATGGACAAGCCAATGGAAAATACGCTAACCGGAAATTCTGATAAGATCTATAGAATTGGAGATTTGGTTCTTGCAGTTAAATCAAAAGAAGCACATGCTCGGCATGTTAAATATTTGGAAGACAAGTCCAACCGACAGTCGGCTTCGGCTAAAGGTAGGATTAACGAAATGAGAGAACATATTCGGGAAAGTAAGGGAGATAAATATGTCAAACTTACTGAAGGGTATGAAGAAAATGAATAAGGGAGACAAATAGTATGGCAAATGCTGATAGGCCGAATGGGTTTCAACCCTATGGTCCAGTTCTGCGCCTCCGGCCTTATATTGCGAAAAGCACTATCAGTCGCGGTGACGCTGTAAATCGTAAAGCTGGTTCGAGCGATACGGCTGGTGG